ATTTTTAGTTCTGTTTATTGTGCTAAGTGTTTACCAGGTATTAGTAATTAGAAATTTAAAGTCCAGTCTCGAGACAGTAACAAAGGATCGGGACTGGGTGATTGAAAAATATAACCAAAAGGAGAAGAAATATGGAAGATAAAATCAAGGAATTAATCGAATCAGCAATGGAATCAGGAGCTGATATAAAAGTAGTAAAGATTAACGGCAACAAAAGCAAATCAATAAAAAAACTATTAGATGAAATTGAAGAAAATATGGATCCGAAAACGCTGATACAGTATGAATTTAAAATCAGTCCTATTGAAAATTCAATCTGCGGAAGTCTTAGGTTTGCCATGCTCAAGTATGTTGAAGATATCAGTACCCTTACAAAAGAAGATATAATTGAAATTTTCAAACCAGTTGAGGATGTATTAAAAGAATGTGGAAAAGAATTTATAAAAAAATTAAATGCAAATAAAAGAGTTCCATCATCTGAAGAAGTAAGAAAAATTATGGATGAACTGTTGGGGGATAACAAAGATGTCAACTAACTTCAACCATAACATGTTCAGTAAGAATCTTAATGACGCTTATTTTGAAATAATCGAACAGAAGCGTGAGGATCTAAATATCCGCTGTCGTGTAGAAACGAATGTAAATGACGAGACTGTAAAAGTTTATGTCATCAAAAAGAATAAGATTATCAAAATCATTACTTTTAAGGGAGGAAACAGAAATGACAATTAAAATTAACAGCCTGGAATTGGAAAATGTAAAACGCATTAAAGCAGTTAAAGTTGAACCAAATCAAAATGGTTTGACAGTTATTGGTGGAAGAAACAACCAGGGCAAGACATCGGTATTAGACAGTATTGCATGGGCACTGGGTGGCAATAAATTTAAGCCGAGTAATGCTGCTAGAGAAGGATCCACAGTTCCACCTAATCTGAATATTACATTAAGCAATGGATTGGTAGTGGAGCGTAAAGGTAAGAACAGCGCATTAAAGATTACTGACCCTAATGGAAACAAGGCAGGTCAGCAGTTACTGAATGGATTTATCGAAGAACTGGCTTTGGATCTTCCAAAGTTTATGGAAGCTTCAAATAAGGAGAAAGCTAATATTCTATTAAGAATAATTGGTGTCGGGGAACAGCTTGCAAAGCTGAATTATGAAGAAAGTGAAATCTATAATAATCGATTGGCTATTGGACGAATTGCTGATCAAAAGAAAAAATATGCTAAAGAACAGGTATTTTATTCTGAAGCACCTAAAGATTTAATTTCGCCTCAGGAGCTAATTAATCAGCAACAGGCAATATTAGCAAAGAACGGGGAGAATCAACGCAAGCGTGATAAAGTAACTCAAATTGAATACAGTGTATCGATTTTAACTGAAGAGGTAGCTGCACTACAAAAACAGTTACTAGCTAAGCAAACTGAATTAAACAAAGCGACAAATGATCTAACTATTGCTAAAACGGATGCACTAGATCTTATTGATCAGTCAACTGAAGAACTTGAAAAAAATCTTGCTGAAATTGAAGAAATAAATCGTAAAGTTAGAGCAAATTTAGATAAGGATAAGGCTGAAGAAGACGCGAATAATTACGCTAGTCAGTATAATGAAATGACTGTAAAGATTGAAGAGATTCGCAAACAGCGTATTGATCTGTTAAAAGGTGCTGATCTGCCACTTCCTGGACTAAGTGTTGAAGATAATGAACTTACATATAACGGCAAGAAATGGGATGGAATGAGCGGGAGCGACCAGTTAAGAGTTGCAACTGCTATTGTACGTAAATTAAATCCGGATTGTGGATTTGTATTGATTGATAAGTTAGAACAAATGGATATTGAGACTATGAATGAATTTGGAGCGTGGCTTGAACAGGAAGGGCTGCAGGCAATTGCTACAAGAGTATCTACTGGTGATGAATGCTCGATTGTAATTGAAGATGGATACGTAAAAGGGCAAATGCTTGAAGAAAATCCATCAGTGCTATCGTCAGTAAATGGAGGTATAAAAGAACAAGCTGAGACACCTAAATGGAAAGCGGGTGAGTTTTAATGAATGGATTTGTAATTACAGATGGGGTTATAAACGGTGCTAAGAAAGTGGTTTTCTATGGTCCAGAGGGAATTGGTAAATCAACCTTTGCTTCAAAGTTTCCTGATCCGTTATTTATCGATACCGAAGGATCTACAAAAGAACTTGATGTTAAAAGACTGCCTAAACCGACATCTTGGCAGATGATTATCCAGGAAGTTCAGTGGATCATTCAGACAAAACCATGTAAGACACTTGTGATTGATACCGCTGACTGGGCTGAAAGACTATGTGTAGAAGCAGTGTGTTCAAGACACGGCAAGAGTGGGGTTGAAGAATTTGGATACGGAAACGGCTATACATACGTCGCAGAAGAATGGGGTAGATTCTTAAATCTTCTTCAGGATGTGATTGATGTGGCTAATATCAATGTTTTATTAACTGCACATGCAGTAATTAGAAAATTTGAACAGCCTAATGAAATGGGAGCTTATGATCGCTATGAGCTGAAACTTGGTAAAAAAACAACAGCACAAACAGCCCCGCTTACAAAAGAATGGGCCGATATAGTCTTATTTGCTAATTATAAAACGTTTAGTGTAGCAGCCGATAAAGAAGGTAAGAAACACAAGGCACAGGGTGGTCAGCGTGTTATGTATACTACTCACCATCCCTGCTGGGATGCAAAAAATAGATTTGGACTGCCTGAAGAAATGCCTTTAGATTATACAGGCATCGCGCATATCTTTAATGGGATAGTACAAAATACTGAAATAAATACTCGATCAATGGAATCAGTACAATCTCAGGCGGTTCAGCCACAAGTTGAATCAAATCAAAATATTAGTAAAAAGATTGATCAGCTAGGAAGCGAACTGGAACCAGTAATTAAAACAGCTGAAGCAAAAGTAATGCCTCAAAGTAATTCTGCTTTACCTAGAGCATTGATAGATCTAATGAATAAGGACTTAGTTACTGAAGATGAATTAAAAAAAGCTGTGGCAAGCAAAGGGTACTATCCTTATGAAACACCAATAGAAAATTATGATTCGAGTTTTATTGACGGTGTGCTTATCGCAGCATGGCCGCAGGTATTTAAAATAATCGATGAGCAGATTAGACAATTTTAGGAGGATATAAGTAATGGATAATAATTATCAACAACAAAACGGTATGGAAAGAGAACTAGGATGGGATGATACAATTCAGCAGGAACAGGAATATATTACACTTCCTGCTGGTGATTATGATTTTAGAGTAGAAAGTTTTGAACGGGCAAGATATGGAGGAGGTAAAAAGATTCCACCATGCAATCAAGCAAATCTAACAATTGTAATTGTTGATCCCGCAAGTGGAAGAGATGTAAAGATTCAACATAATCTATTGCTTCATTCCAAGCTTGAAACAATGCTTAGTGAATTTTTTAGGGGAATAGGACAGAAGAAAAAAGATGAACCGCTCAGAATGAACTGGCAAATGGTTCCAGGAGCAACTGGTAGATGCAAAGTTGTTCCTGAGGAGTATAACGGAAATATGTACAACAAAATCAAGAAATTCTATCCAAAAGATGAAGTGCAGCAGTCATTTGTTCAGGCGGCACCTCAATATAATCCTGGACAGTTTTAATGCAGCTAAGACCATATCAGCAGGAGGCACACGATTCAATATTCAATGAGTGGAACAAGGGAGTTCAAAAGACTCTCTTAGTTTTGCCTACCGGCTGTGGAAAAACTATTGTCTTTGCTGAAGTTGCAAAGGACTGTGTTAAGGACGGGGATAGAGTTCTTATAATGGCACATCGTGGAGAACTGCTTGAACAAGCGTCAGATAAGATAGCGAAATCAACAGGATTAGGGTGTGCAATGGAAAAAGCATCAGAAACATGTATTGGGAGCTGGTTTCGAATAGTTGTTGGCTCAGTGCAGACATTGCAGAGACCAAAAAGAATGGAACAGTTCCCCAGAAATTATTTTGACAAAATTATTATAGATGAGGCGCATCACTGTTTAAGTGATGGTTATCAAAGAGTTTTGGAATATTTTAATACAGCCAAGGTCTTAGGTGTAACTGCTACACCGGATCGCGGGGATATGAGAAATCTTGGTAGTTATTTTGAAAGTTTAGCATATCAGTATACTTTGCCTAAAGCAATTAAAGAGGGTTTTTTAGCACCTATAAAGGCGCTTACGTTACCGTTAAAGATGGATTTGTCCGGTGTCGGAGTTCAGGCTGGTGACTTCAAGGTAAGCGATATAGGTACTGCGCTGGATCCGTATCTTCATCAGATTACTGAAGAAATGAAAAAATACTGTATGGATAGGAAAACGGTTGTTTTCCTGCCTCTTGTAAAGACTTCTCAAAAATTTAGAGATATTCTCAATGAAAATGGTTTTAGAGCTGCAGAGGTAAATGGTGACAGTAAAGACCGCAGTGAAATATTGAAAGATTTTGAAAATGATAAATACAACGTTTTATGTAATTCAATGTTGTTAACTGAAGGATGGGACTGCCCGTCAGTCGACTGTATTATCGTACTACGTCCTACAAAGGTACGAAGTTTATATTCGCAAATGGTCGGACGTGGAACTCGTCTGTGCGAGGGCAAGGACCATTTATTATTGCTTGATTTTTTATGGCACACTGAACGTCATGAATTATGTCATCCGGCCAATCTTATCTGTGAAGATGAAGAAGTGGCTAAAACAATGACAAAGAATCTTGAAGACAAAGCGAACGCCTGTCTTCCTGAAGATGTGTTAGAAGCTATCGATATTGAAGATGCAGAAGAGCAGGCTTCAAATGATGTAGTTGCTCAGCGTGAAGAATCGTTAGCAAAACTGCTGAGTGAAATGAAAAAACGTAAAAGAAAACTTGTTGATCCGCTACAGTTTGAAATGAGCATAATGGATCAGGATTTATCAGGATATAAGCCATCATTTGGCTGGGAAATGGCACCAGCAAGTGATAAGCAGATAAAGGCTTTAGAAAAATTCGGTATTTTTCCAGATGAAATTGACAATGCAGGAAAAGCTAATTTGTTACTTGACCGTTTGGATAAAAGACGTCAGGAAGGATTAACTACACCTAAACAAATTAGATTTCTTGAAAGTCGTGGTTTTCAGCACGTGGGAACATGGAGTTTTGATGCTGCAAGCAGTCTGATAAACCGGATTGCAGCAAGCGGATGGAAGATACCCAAAGGAATTGATCCAAAAACATACAAAGGAGAATAGCCGGTGGAATATACAACTGATCTAATTGAAATACTTAATTACATAGATCCGTCACGTTTGGATTATCAGGAGTGGTGTTGTGTAGGTATGGCTTTAAAATACGAAGGCTATTCAGTCAGTGAATGGGATTCATGGAGCCGGAGGGATTCCAAACGTTACCATGATAAAGAGTGCTTAAAAAAGTGGGATACATTCACTGGCTCCGGGGTTACCGGAGGTACGATTGTTCAATATGCAAAAGATCAGGGGTGGACACCGCCAGTAAAAGACGGGGCCGGTCATGAACTTGACTGGGATGATGTTATAAATGCGAAAGATGAAAAGGTAATAGTAGACAGGAACTGGCTTGAGGTCAAGGAGGTTCGGGAACCACGGGGTTGGGACCCATCAGCTGAACTTATTACCTATCTGGAAACATTATTTGATTCTACTGAAAATGTAGCTTATGTAACAAAGTCATGGTTTAACGAAGAAAAGCAGAAACATCTTCCAACAAAAGGATGCTGTGACAGAACTGCAGGTAAACTCATTGAACTGCTTGCTAAAAGTAACGGTGACGTGGGTGAAGTTATTGGGGATTATAATCCGGAAATCGGTGCATGGATCCGTTTCAATCCAGTTGATGGAAACGGTGTTAAAAATGAAAATGTAACAGATTATAGATATGCCCTAGTTGAAAGCGACTCTATGAGTGTTGATGAGCAAAATGCAATCATTAGAGAATTAGAATTGCCGGTAGCCTGTTTAGTTCATTCTGGCGGTAAATCACTCCATGCGATAGTAAAAATAGAAGCAGCCGATTATAGAGAATATAGAAAACGTGTTGACTATTTATATAACATTTGTAAGAAAAACGGTCTAGAGATAGATACACAAAATCGTAATCCTTCAAGATTGTCAAGGATGCCGGGAGTTGTGAGAAATGGTAAAAAACAGTTTCTTGTAGGAACCAACATAGGCAAGAGTTCATGGGATGAATGGTTTGAATGGATAGAGGGAGTAAATGATGATCTTCCTGATCCTGAATCACTGAATGAATTTTGGAATAATATGCCTGATCTTGCACCGCCACTGATTGATGGTGTATTAAGGCAGGGACATAAGATGCTTATTGCCGGTCCATCAAAAGCTGGTAAGTCATTTGCCCTTATTGAAATGTGTATAGCAATAGCCGAAGGTACAAAGTGGTTTGATTTCAATTGTGCTCAGGGAAAGATTATGTATGTAAATTTAGAATTGGACAGAGCATCGTGTCTCCATCGTTTTAAAGATGTTTACAATGCTCTGCATATAACGCCTAATAATCTTTCTAATATCGATATTTGGAATCTTAGGGGTAAATCCATTCCTATGGATAAACTAGCTCCTAAACTAATCAGGAGAGCGGCCAAAAAGGATTACATAGCTATTATCATAGATCCAATTTATAAAGTCATAACAGGTGATGAAAACAGCGCTGATCAGATGGCCAACTTCTGTAACCAGTTTGACAAGATATGTAATGAGTTGGGAACTGCAGTTGTATACTGCCATCACCATTCAAAAGGTTCGCAGGGTGGTAAACGTTCAATGGACCGAGCTTCAGGCTCTGGAGTTTTTGCTCGTGATCCTGATGCACTTATGGACCTTATCGAATTGGAACCTGGCGAAAATGTATATAAGCAGTTAAAGAATAATGCAGCATGTCAGTTTTGTATTAGTTATTTGGATAAGAATTATCCTGGATGGCAGGAGGATGTTTCTCAGGACGATATGCTAAGTCAAAGGGAAATGGTTGACTATTGTAAAAAACGTATACCTAAAGGAAAATACGGGGTGTTTGACACTATGTTAAATCATGCTCGTGAAGAAGTTGAAAAGATTTCAGCATGGCGAATAGAAGGAACACTTAGAGAGTTCAGTAAATTTAGTCCAGTAAATCTTTGGTTTGATTATCCTGTTCATAAAGTTGATAAAAGTGGCGTGTTGAATGATATTCAGCCTGATGATATAAAGCCGCAGTGGCAAAAGGCAAAAGAAAAAAGACAGGAGCAAGCTCAAAAAAATAAAATCAGTAAAGTCAATTCATTTGAAATAGAGTTCTCAAATATTGAATTGGAAAATAGAGAAATTTCTGCTGAAGAACTTGCTGAAAAATTAAATACCACATCAAGAACTCTATTAGGATGGCTTGGAAGTGGACAAAAAAGTAATCAAGAATTATGTAAAAATTATGAAACTTATTATGGTGAAGATAAGAAAAAATATATTAGAAGAAAGGAAAAATAAAAGGGTGCGACAGGTGCGATTAACCATGGTCGGTCGGGGGTGCGACGGACCATATATATACTACGTATATAAAAGTGTTGTCGGACCACCCCACTTACGCGGGTATAGGTAGTCGTGCGACAGCTTACGCACGACGACCACCCATACCGCAACGTAAAGTGGCACCAACCTGTCGCATAGATAAAAATGATGCTAAAGAAAAAGAGGGAGTGATAACTGATGAATGATAAGAGTCAAAATCTTTTCACGGAATTGAGATTTAAAAAAAGTGATGAAGTGCATGATAGCGGTTTTGCATGTATTGAGGTCATTGGATATAACTGTGTGACTGGAAAAGAATTATTGCTGACTAAGTACAGTGATGTTATTCATCTGCCGCTGATGGATGGTAATGGGATTCTAAAATCGATTGGTCCACTTTCGATTGATATTTCACCTGAGTCTGAATATTTTAGAATGTTTGTTATAAGTGAAAAATTCAGAATAAAAGTTAACAGTTTTATCGGCAGTGACTTTATGTATGAGGTGATAAGGGTTTAAATGAAAGCAATGATTGAATTTTTTATGCCGATGATACCACCAACTGTTACCGCTCAGGAAAAAGATGTAACAGTTGTTAATGGTAAGCCGGTATTCTATGATCCGCCTGATCTAGTGAAGGCTAAAAATAAGTTGATGGTTAATCTACTACCTCATAGACCTGAAAAACCATTAGACGGAGCGTTAAGGTTAGTTGTGAAGTGGTGTTTTCCGTTGAACGGTGGAAAACATTACGACGGTGAGTATAAGTATACGAAACCTGATACTGACAATTTAAACAAAGCTTTAAAAGACATCATGGAGAAGTTAGGGTTTTATGTTAATGATGCAAGAGTGGCCAGTGAGACTATCGAAAAGTTTTGGGCTGAAATACCTGGTATATGGATACATTTAGAAAAAATTTAGGGAGGAATTAGTTATGGCAGCAATATGTAAATCATGTCGTAAAAATATAAATAATTTCTGCAAAGTAAGTGGTGAACCAATAAGCAGAACTCGAAGTAAATGTAAGAAGTTTAAAATGGTGTATGAACAAACCCAGCTGTTTTATGCTGTTGGAAGTAGTTGTGATTTAAATCGTGGAGGAAATAAGAAATGAGAAGAATCGTAGTAGAAACAGAAACAGCTAATAAATTTATTGAGGAGATAGAAGCATTAGCGGCTAAAAATGATTTAAATATAGAATTAAATATGGACGAGCTGGGGGTATATGTTGGATTTGCATCGCTGCTAAAAGCAGAGATTGCTGACATCGATATGCCGGAAGTCCCAGCTAAATCAAAAGGCAGAGGGGGACGTACAAAAGAGCCAAAGGTAAAACTTGTAGTTCAGGATTTTAAAGATGCTTTAAAAAAGCTTGATAAAGGGACCCTGGCGCAGAATGTTACTGAGGCGATTGATATTACCGGACTTAGCAAATCATTCCTGAACAGGCTTTATTATTGTGAAGGCGAGACAACAATGGTTACTAAAAGTTATCATGAGAAGCTTAAACTATTACTTGAGCCCAACAGTTTGAAACCTGTAAAGCCGACTAGGTTAAATGACAATATGATCATGATTCGTAGAGTGGCTAGGGCGAAGAATACGGATGATCCTTATTTAATCGCTAATACAATTATTGGCTCAATTAATATGCAGAAGCAGACAACATTCAAGAACGTTAGTGATGTAATTGAGTTTATCAAAAAGAATGGTACACGTTAATAAAAGTTAAGATTGTACGTATAGGAGGAATAGCGTATGGAAAATAAAGAAGAGTTATCGAAAGCAGTTAATGATTTAGAAAATGATTATGATGCTTTTTACATGATGAACAGATATTCTTGGAAAGATAATACACATGCGAAAGAATTTGAGATGTTATCAAAGCTAGAGGATGATAAAGTGTCACATGCGTTAGCCTGGATACACGATTGTTATGACTGCTATTACAAAGACGAAAACACCGAAGATAGCCCGTTCAATTATTTAAGAGGGGTGATTAACAATGAAATGTAAAAATTGTGAACATTTAATCTCTAACATGGCCAACAATCGGGGTGGCAGTAGTATTTATTACTGCGGTATAGCAAGAACTGAATGTCAGCCAAAAAGAGAAATATCCAGAATTAGAGGACCGGAGGAGATACCAACAAAGACGTCTCCCCGCTGGTGTCCGCTGAAGGAGCTAAATAAATGAAAGTAGAATTAAGTGAAATTTTAAAAATTGTTGCCGGGCTTGGCGGTACTGATGCATCCGACGAGTACAATAAAGGTTGGGATAAAGCTATTGATGCTGTGTATAGTGAGATTAATAAGCTTGGTGAAGCTGAATCTAGAAAACCGGCGCATAACTATGAGCACGAATGTATTGAGTTAAAAAAACGTCTTGATGATTTAATCTGTGAAAATAAGATGTTAAGAGCTGATCGTGAAAATGAAAAAGAGTACAGCAGTACACTTGAGAGTGTATTAAAGGTAGTTAATCTTCTAACAGATACTGTTACAAAATAAGGAGGATTTAGAAATGACTAAACAAGAACTCATGAAGGAGCTGTTGGATCGTTACCAGCAGCTTGATTCGCTTGAAGGATGCAAAAGTGCTAAGGACACAGTCGTATTGTATATACGCAAGCTGGAAGTTAAACTTAAAGAAATGCTGTAGGAGGAGAATGAATGGACTACAACGAAAAGGTACAGTATTTAAAATCCTATAGGGATAAGTTAGATCAGCTTACATATGTTGATGGACAAATAATGGGGATAAAAGCTATAAGCTATGGTCCAGCTTTAGGAACAAGACAATCAATTGAACAACTATATGCAAAAAAAGAAGCAATATTTAATGAAATGGAAAAGATAGAGCATACGATCGATACTTTGAAAAACATCCAGGAGCGTCTGGTGTTGAAATATGCATATATTCACTTGATGCAGTATGACGAAATCGCTAAAAAAATGGGTTTTTCAGCGCGTAATGTGTATCGCTATCGTCGAAATGCTATAAATAATCTTGAAATTTAATAAAGTTGTCAGTCCGTGTCATGGTATGGCAGTGAAATATGTGGTATTATGGTAATGTGGTCTTTTGGTTAAGACACACAGATGATTAATTTCTTTTTGGTTGATTCGTGTTTCTTATACTTCCCCTTGATTATACAAATATGAAAAAGCTCATTCTCCCAGAGCTTTTTTTGTCTCCAGATAAAGCGGCATCACCTGGTGCTGATACGCCATTCATTTAATGCCTCCTTTCATTAATATTCGTGGTGTCGCTTTATGTGGGATAGTGTGATATAATTAAATATCATAAAATATGGGGAGATAGAAAAATGGGAAAAGAAGTAAAGATTGAACACGTGAACAAAAGATGTTTTGTAATGATGCCTTTTAGTACACCGGATGGTTATGAAGAAGGTCATTTTATGAAAATTTACGAACAAATTATTAAGCCTGCGATTGAAAGAGCAGGGATGACAGCTGAAAGAGTAGATGAGAATGTATTGTCAACTGACATTGTAACAAAAATTTTTCAGGGATTGACAGAATGTGAAATGGCCATATGTGATTTAAGCTCTAGAAATCCTAACGTATTATATGAATTAGGAATTAGACAGGCTTATAACAAACCAGTCTTGCTAATTATGGATGATAAAACTGATAGAATATTTGATGTTGGGGGATTAACTACTGTTCCTTATAAAAGTGATAGGCTTTACGAAAATGTAACTGAAGCAGTTCGTGATATAAGTTGTGCATTAATTGAACATCTCGAGAATAAAGAAAGCGTAATTGACATTATTCAAGCTAGGCTAGGATACAAATTTAATGCATCTCAATTACCACAACCTGAAGATATGAGCAATGATCAAAAAATATTAACTTTGCTTTATAATTTAGTAGATGATGTTGACTCACTGAAAAAAACAGTTAATCTTAATAATTTGGGGGATGATCTAACAGTAGATCGAATTATTAGAATGTTAGACGAATGCATTCATATGCTAAATTACATCAAAGAAATGGATAAAAATAAAATGATTCCAAGATATAAAATAAGTATATATCTTGACAGGTGTAATAATTATAGATTACATAATAAGATTCAATTAATTGACAAAGCTTCAGATATAGTTGTTTTGTATAATAAAATTAAAGAAATGTATGATGAATTTAGGGAAGATTTAAGGCGCTCAGAGTAGTGCCTTTTATTATGGCAGGATAGAGCAGTAGCAGCTTGTCGGGATCTTCCCCCGGAGTCGGTGGTGCAATTCCACCTCCTGCAACCAAATTTAATATTATTAGCGGACAGAGGTTCGCTTTTTTGATTATAGAAAGTGTGGTGAAATCATGACAGAGAAACAGGAAAGATTTGTAGAAGAATATTTAATAGATCTAAATGGAACGCAAGCAGCTATACGGGCAGGTTTCAGTCCAAAAACCGCAGCTGAACAAGCATGTAGGATGTTAAAGCGTGGACAGGTTAAAGACGCTATAGATAGAGCAATGGCAGAACGTTCTAAGAGGACAGGTATTACTCAGGATAGAGTGCTAAGAGAACTGGCAAGACTTGCGTTTGTTAATCCGGCAGACGTAATGAATCTGAATGAAGCGATTGTCATGGATGAAGCCTCAATCGATGATCTAGCAGCAATCGCCAGTGTAAAGGTTAAAACAATTCCAACTGAAGATGGCGATATAGTTGAAAGAGAAGTAAAATTGTATGACAAGAATAAAAGCCTTGATATGCTAAACCGTCATCTGGGAATATACAATGATAAGCTTGAAGTTAAAAACGAAGGCGAGGATAAGAAGCTGGATGCAATCAGTGAGCTATTAAAACAGATGAAACCTTTAAAGGATGATGATGTTTAATGTCATTAATCCTAAGTCCTAAATTTGCTGATTTTTTAACTGTAAGGGCTCCTAGAGAATATCTTGAAGGAACAACAGCAGCTGGTAAAACGACTGTTGGAGTAGTTAAATTCATGCTCAGGGTGGCTGACAGTGATATTAAGTTTCATATCATTGCAGGAGCTGACAAAGGAACAGTTGAAAAGAATGTTATCAATGCTGAACGAGGTTTGATTGATGAAATGGAGGGATTGGCTGAATACTGGCCAGGTGGTCATGGAAAGACCGGACTCCCGCATGTCGAGTATAAAACACTAAAAGGTACTAAGATTATCTATATCTGCGGTTATGATAACAAGAGACGTTGGCAAAAGGTGTTAGGAGGTCAGGTTGGATGCGTATATGTCGATGAGGTCAATATTGCTGACATGGAGTTTATGCGTGAGATAACTCACCGTTGTGAATACATGATGACTACTTCAAACCCTGATGATCCATCACTTGATGTATATAAGGAATTTATCAATCGCAGCAGACCTTTGAAAAGGTATATCAAGGATTATCCTAAAGAGTTGCTGGAAGAACTCAACGAACCTCCGGTAAAGGGATGGATTCACTGGTATTTTACTTTTTACGATAACGCTGCTCTTACTCAGGAACAAATCCAAATAAAGATTGATTCAGTACCTCCAGGAACTAAAATGTTTAAGAATAAGATTCAGGGACTACGCGGTAAGGCTACTGGACTTGTATTTGCTCAGTTTGGTAAGGACAATATTATTACGGAAGAACAGGCCAGACAGTATAAATTTAAACGATTTACATGCGGTATCGATACTGCATATTCACAAAACAGTCCTGATACGATTACTTATATGTTTATCGGTATCACTGAGTGCGGTAAGTGTATTATTCTTGATGAAGAAGTCTTCAACAATGCTACAATCGAGATTCCAATTGCTCCAAGTGACAATATAGAAAGACTAATAGCATTTCTTGAAAGGAATAAGTGTAAATGGGGTTTTGCTAGAAACAGTTATCTTGATAATGCAGATCAAGCGACCATGATGGAATGGAAAAAATATAAGAGAATAAATGGGTCTATTTTCAATCTTGCGAATGCATGGAAAAAGACATTGATAATCACGCGTATTGAACTGATGCAGGACTGGATAAAGAATTTAAACTACCTGGTAGTTGACCACTGCAAAGAACATATACGAGAAATGGGTGTTTATTCATGGAAAGATGATGAATATGCTCCTGAAGATAAAAGTGATCACACGATCAACGGCAGTCAGTATGGCTGGTTGCCATACAAACATGAAATAAATACAATTAATCCACTGATAGGAGATGATTAGATGAGTAAAATAGGAGGTGCTATCAAAAATATGATAAAAAGCTGGCTTGATCTAAATGAGGCACAAAATACGCAGTTTACTATCGAAGAATTATACAGCTTTGACAGTAATGCGATAAGAAATAAAATCTGGTATCGCGGTGATCCTTATGAACTTCAGCAGTTTTATGAAGAGGTTAATGACAACAACTCGACTTTCTGGGGTTCAGTGCCACAAATATCAATCAGGAAGATTCATTCAGGACTGCCCTCTTTGATGGTTGATACACTGGCAGGTATCGTTATACGCGATCTCAATAGGATTGATCCTGAAAAAAGTTCTATTGACTGGAAAGAAATATCCGATGATAACAACTTCTATGATGTTGCTGAACAGGCAATCGTTGATACTTTATTTCAAGGTGACGGAGCGTTTAAGATTTCTTTTGATACACTACTGAGTAAATATCCAATAATTGAATTTTACCCAGCAGATCAGTGTGAATTTATCTACAAGAGAGGCCGCTATGTAGAAACAATCTTTAAAAATGTCTATGATGCAAATCAAAAGAAATACATTCATTATGAGACATATGGTTATGGTTATATTAAAAACAAGCTTGTAGAGGCTCGTACGGGCAAGGAAGTAGATATACATTCTATTCCACAAACTGAAAAGGTAGCAGATTATGTATTTTCAGGATATCAGGAAAAAGATAACGAAGTTATAAGCAGGGGAACTGTTAATTTAGCAGTTCCTTTTAAAATCTACAGATCATCAAAGTGGAAACATCGAGGTAAGTCAATTTTTTCAAACAAGTATGACAGTATGGATGCGCTTGATGAAGTTATATCACAGTGGGCAGATGCTGTTAGAGCGGGTAGAGCCACTAAATATATTCCCGACTCTCTGCTGCCAAGAAATCCGACAACCGGAAAAGTCATGAAAGCAAATGATTTTGATAACCGCTATATCGCTACTTGTGATACTGGAAAAGAGGAAAGCAAGGACAAGATTGAAGTAGTTCAGCCCAATATACCAGTAGAAAGCTATATTCAGTCATATACGACTTTTCTTGATCAGTGCTTGCAGGGAATAATGAGTCCATCTACATTAGGGATTGATGTTAAGAAATTAGATAATGCTGACGCCCAGCGTGAAAAAGAAAAAACAACACTTTATACTCGTGGCAAGATTGTTGAGGCATTAGAAAAAACAATTCCTAAAGTTGTTAACACTGCATTGCAGGCAATGGATATTTTTAATATGAAGGAGCCTCGAGAATTTGAAGATATCGAAGTGGCATTTGGTGAATATGCAAATCCATCATTTGAGGCAGTGGTGGAAACTGTATCAAAAGCTCGTCCAGGTTCACCAGTAATGTCGATTGAAGCAGCAGTTGAAGAAATGTACGGCGATTCAAAAGATAAAGAATGGAAAGACGAAGAAGTAAGACGTTTAAAAGAACAGCAGGGAGTTACTGAATTAGAGGAACCAGGAATGAGTGTTCCTGATGTAGATGATCCGGAGGAAGATATCGATGATAGTGTTAATTAATGGTCATACTTACAAAATGGGCAGAAATGAATTTAAAGGTTTTGTACGTGAGCTTAAGAAGAATTTTAAAAGAAAGAACATAATACTTGGTATTGAAAAAAACGGTATTTTTGAATGTCGCAAAGATGAATTTGAGGATCCAGTAGAACTGCTTGATGAGGTCCAGCGATGGAACAGAAAAGGATATAAAAGCTACTATGTTAGAAAATTAGTTTAGGAGGTTTGGTCATGAACGATTACGATATAAGCAGTATTTTTAATGAAATGCAGGAATATCTGATTGATTCAATGACTAGAAACTTATCCCGTCATGAAAAATGGGAGCAGGATGAAGGGTTTAACTGGGAAGCCTGGCAGACCTTACAACTGGAAGCGTTAGAAGATTTTAAGCGTTCAAATAAAAAGTACGTAAATAAAAATTATAATACTATGAAGCTTAAACTTGAGGAGCTTCTTAAAAGAACTAATCAGTCAGCAAACACAAAACAGGAAGCTCAGATATTAAAAGCTATAAAAAATGGATTCAGCACAAGAAAGCCTACAAAAGCAATTAGTAGTGCTTTTTTTCGTATCAATGACAGGAAATTAAAGGCAATTATTAATGCAACTGAAAAAGATCTAAAAAAAGCATCTTCGGCAATGCTTAGAATGGCCAATGACCAATACCGCTCAACTATATATAAAGCCCAGGTATTTGCTAATACTGGAACTATGACAGTTGATCAGGCTATCGATATGGCTACCAAAGATTTTTTAGCAAAAGGAATCAACTGTATTGAATACAAGAATGGCCGTAGGGTTGGTATTGATACATATGCTGAAATGGCTATTCGTAATGCTAGCAAAAAAGCTTATCTTGTTGGTGAGGGCACTAAAAGAGCTGAGTGGGGTATCCATACTGTTTTTGTTAGTCGGTATGGTGCCTGTAGTCCTACTTGTTTACCATGGCAGGGCAAACTCTATATTGATGATGTTTATTCAGGTGGAACTGCTGAAGAAGCTGAGAAAACCGGATACCTATTATTAAGTACGGCGATTGCAGGTGGATTATTCCATCCTAACTGCAAGCATATTATTATAACTTATTTTGAAGGAATAACCACAATTCCTAAAGCTGCTGATGTAAAGAAAACTCGTGAAAATAGTGATTTAGTTGCTACACAGCGGTATAATGAACGCCAGATAAGAAAATATAAGCGTTTAGAGAACAATTCACTTGATAGTGACAATCAATCCAAATACAAGAGAAAACGTCTTGAATGGCAGGCTAGAAACCGTCAGCTTATCAAGAAACACCCTGAAATGCATAGAAATTATGCAAGAGAAAAAGTTAGATTTGATGATACCGTTCAAAAGTTTGCTAAACAAAAAGCTGAAATACTATTTGAAGATAACGGTGATCTAGACATTCTTAATTCATTTAAAAAATCGGATGATTTACCAAAGGAGTTAACTTTATCTAAAGAAGTTCAAGAGGAAATAGATAAAAATTTTGATGAATTAGTATTACGAAGTAAACAAACAGACTCCGAATGTTTGGCTTTTGCTGATATCAACAATGGTAAAATACAAGGAGGATTCAGCTCTTCAAAAGGTAAAAAATATTCCGAGCCTACAGAAGGACAATTAAAAATCATCGATTCAGCAAAAGACAACACACTGTTTTCACTACACACACATCCTAGCAATAATCCATTTTCATTTAGTGATATAGTTACTCATAATATTGTGGAACCAATAGGAATTTCTATTGTCCAAACTGAAGATAATTTTCAATACTTCTTTTCTACACCAAAAGGTAGTAGAATTAGATTTGAAAGTGATGATGAAATAGTAGATTTTACAAGAGCTGCTGAAAAAGAAGTGATAAAACTGGCTAAAGATACGGGTATGACTTATTCAGAATCAAAACATCAAATTTTAAAAATGTTATCAAAAAGGTTGGGATGGAAATATGGAAGAAGAAAAAGATAAGTATAAATTGTTAAGAAATAAAGACGGTCATATTATTTTTCATGGAGATGAGGAACATAGAGAACATGAAATTGATATTGACAGCAGTGATGATAATATCCCTGATTTGTGGGAATTTGTTAAGGAGCTTAAAAGAGAAGAAAAATAATGGATGACGATGAGGAGAATTAGTATGGCAAACAATTTTAAGCTGATTTATAAGATATTATCTATTTTAGAAAAGGCGATGGAATATGAGGAATTCGATAAATCCAGTATAAGTCATGAAGCCTTGAATATACCATATCCATTGTGGTGTCGCATAATGAAAATGCTTGATGATAACGATTATACTGAAGGTGTACAGGTTTGGCAACCGATGGAACTTTCCTACCCAAAAGTTGCACTGATCAAACCACAGATAACGCTAAAAGGATTAGAATATCTAGAAGAAAATTCATTAATGCAAAAAGCAAAGAATTTAGCAAAAGGTACCATAGATATTATTAAATAAGCACGTTATGTGCTTTTCTTTTTGCAGTTTTTTAGTAAGGGGGTGGTAGATTGAAAGTAAAGTGTATTGTTCATGAATATTTTGATAAAAATGAACAGGAGTATATCAAGAGAGCTGAGACCCTTGATGTTGAAGAAAAACGAGGTAAGTATCTAATCAGTCTGGGACTGGTCAAAGAAGTAAAAGTTAATAAGGTCAATAAGGCGACTGCTGAAAAGTAGGTCGCTTTTATTATGTCCTCAACATGACATAAAACTGTATGTATGGTGCGCCACACCTAAAACGGGATATTTCGTGTGCCACACGTAAAACAGGAGGAAAACAACGTGACAAAATTATTTAAGTATCCATTAAACATTCAATTATTCGCTGAAGGAGGGGATGGAGCAGCAGGGGAAGGTACACCTCCAGCATCATCAAGTACTTCACCAGAAGTAGAAATTGATTATGGAAAAATAGCTGATGCAATCTCAAAAAGGACATCAGCCACAGAAGAAAGTGCTTTAAAGGGTTATCTAAAAACTCAGGGCTTGACTGGTGAGGAATTAAATCAGGCGGCAGAGTTATTTAAACAGCAAAAAGCTGAAAAGGAAAATCAGGCAGCACTGCAAGCACAAACTGCTATTCAGGAAAATGCAGCACTTAAAGCACAGATTCTAAATATGAATATTGATTCAAAAATGAATGAGCTTGCTTTGGCTCAAGGCATCGATGCTTCAAAGGTTCCGTTTTTAGCCAAGCTAGTAGATAAATCTAAACTTTCTAAAGAAGATGGCAATCTTGCTGAAGATGATGTTTTTAAAACTGAAATTGAAAATATCGTTAAAGCATTTCCTGAAATTAAATCAGGTGGATCTAATGAAGTCCAAAATGGATTTCAGCAAATTGGAGCGCCAGGCAGTAACGGAAATACAGGTGGAGTTGATGAGGCTCTAAACAGTATTTTTGGAATAGGAAAATAAAAAATAAGGAGGGCCAATAAATGGCAGCATTAAATTATGTAACACAGTTTGCTTCTAAGATTTTAGAAATGTATGATCATGATTTGACATCATCAGCGTTGTTCAATTCAAATCTAGACATTCAAATCCGTGGGGCAAAAACAATTAAATTACCAAAGGTAACAGTAAGTGGATATAAAGATCATAACCGAGCTACTTTAGGATTCAATACTGGTACTTATGGAAACGACTGGGAAGAAAAATCATTAGATCATGATAGAGATATTGAATTCTTTATTGACCCAATGGATGTCGATGAGACAAATCAAATTGTATCTATTGCTAATATTCAAGCAAGATTTGAACGTAGACAGGCAATGCCTGAATTAGACTGTTATACATATTCAAAGGTATACAGTGAAGCTAAGCGGGTGGGTGCAAAAATTAAAACCGAGAATTTAACGGAGGCTAATGTATTAGCTGATTTTGATGCTAATCTGGAAGCTATGGAGGAAGCTGGTGTTCCATTAGAAAGAGTTATTTTATACTGTACACCTGCATATCGTAGAATCTTAAAAAATGCTGATGGTATCCAAAGAACATTAAACGTTGGGGCAGGATCTAACGGTCTTGATCGTCGTATTCATTCTTTGGACGATATCAAAGAAATTAAAACAGTGCCTTCAAACCGGTTGAAAACAGCATTTGATTTTACTGAAGGATATCAAGTTGATGCATCAGGTAAACAAATTGATTATATTTTGATTGATCCTGAAGCGCAGGTATCACGTGTTAAATATTCTTATATCAATGTATTTACACCTGGTCATGATTCACGTACGGCAGATAACTATTTATACCAAAATAGACGTTTCAATGGTACGTTTGCATTAGACGGTTTACTAGCTGAGGGATGTATTATTCACGCTGAAGCTGAAGGGGCTTAGGAGGTACTTAGATGAAAGCAAAAAAAGACAATAAGATCTATCGCATTAATGATGCACAGAAAAAGAGATATCTAGCTGACGGCTATGATATCTATGACGATGAGGGGAATCTTTTAGAATATTCCCCTTTGAAAAAGATTGAGTACAATAAATATGTAAAAGTTGTTCAAGAAAATAAAGAATTAAAGGCAAAAATTGCTGAATTAGAAGCAACGGCACCACCTAAAGAAAAACCGTTGTCAAAAATGAACAAGGGGGAATTAATTTCTAAAGCGGCTGAACTAGGTATTGAAGTGGCCGAAGAAATGACCAACGATTCAATTATTGCATTGATCAAAGAAACACAAGGGTAGGTGATATTTTATGTATTTGCCTTACCTGAGTGTTGAAGAATTTAAAAATATAAATCCAGATACTGTTGTTCCAGAAAAGGATCAGTTAAGATACTTAAAACAAGCCAGCCGACATGTAGATACATTAACATTTAACAGAATTGTTAATATTGATGCATTAACAGAGTTTAGAAAAGAAACTGTTAAAGAAGTTGTTGGCTTATTAGCAGAGTTTGAGTATGAAAACAGGGAAGTGCTGCAGAGCGTATTATCTTCATATGCAATAAATGGTGTGAGTATGAATTTTGGTGAAAGTTGGAATATAAAGATCATAAATGGGATAGCAGTTCCAGCAGATCTTTATAACACTTTGGCTCAAACCGGTTTATGTGCTAGGACGTTCTACTATTGAAATGGCCTAGCTTAGTGCCTGATAAAGTTTGTACGACACCAATTCATATAAAGATTGAAGATACAGGTTTATCTGAAGAAGGTGAGCCTGTTATTGTTTTAGATGAAGATTTGAAATGTAATTTTCAGGATCAAGCTTATAAGGTTCTTACTGCTGAACAGAAGCTTGTTACATTGAGCGGTAAGGTGTATTTTAACGGTGATATTGCACCAATGCTGCCTGTAATAAGCGGTGGTGAAGCAGAAGTGTTTGGGATGAAAAGAAAGCTGTACAAAGGCACAAAGGCACGTAATCCTGACGGATCAGTGAATTATACTCTACTGGAGCTTGAATAAAGTGGCTTTTACATTTTACAAGGCAAAGATAAAAGAATTTGATAAAGATATCCAAACGGCACTGGAACAAACTGGTGAGGCACTGCATACTGAAGTTGTCAATGCAGAAGTAATGCCTTTTGATGTAGGGACGATGCAGAATGATGATACCTTTGTAGATTATTCAAACAGCAGATACGGGGCAGTATCACTGATTACCACTTCTCCACAGGCAAGACGTCTATATTATCATCCTGAGTATGATTTCCAGACAATTAACAATAATTTTGCCGGTGCCAAGTGGCTTGATCCATGGAAGAAGGGTGGACAATATGAAAATTTTGTCCCTGAAGCATTTGCAGAGCTGCTGAAAAGGAGATTAAAATGATACTTTCTTTAAAACAGATAAAAGACTGGATAAAAACGCTTGATACTGGTGCTGAGCATTTTTATATCGGTAAACTCGATAATAAGAATGATAAGTCTATAGGTGTCTATAATGCTAAAAAAGCACTAGCACCTTATATTGCTTTAGGTGGTCTTGAGAATACATCATTTAGACAAAAAGCAGTAACTTTCCTGATTCACTGGGATAACAATCAGGACAGAACTGAAATCGCTTCTAATCAGTTCTATGAGAAAATAGAAGCTAAAACTGACATCATGATTGATGATGTAAAAATTAAATATATTGAACTGCTGGAAAGTGAGCCGATAAGTGTAGATACTGATGATAATGGTGTCTACGAGATGGTTATCAACGCAGTTTTTTATTATGAAAGATAGGAGGATTTAAAATGGCAGGTAAAACAGGTGTATACCCATGTTATGAAAATCAGTTTCAAATTGAAACAGCAAAAACGGGTGATGCTAAAACTATGAGTTCTATAGCCGATATGGAATCGTTTAGTGTTTCTTTCGATAACGGAATCGAAGAGTGGACACCATTCGAAACGGAAGGATGGGTTAGACGTTTAGCGACTGCTAAAGCAGTAACTATTACTGTTTCTGGTAAGCGTAATGTAGGTGATGCCGGTAATGATGCGGTTGCTGCACTGATCAGCAAAAACGGCCGTGATGTCGAGAAAGATTTTTCATGGACATTTCCCGACGGCTCTAAAATTGAATTCAATGAGGCTGTTATCAACGTCACAAATGTTGGTGCAGGTGATTCTACAGGTGTAGCACCGCTAGAGTTCGAAGTAATGTCTAACGGTAAACCGACATTTACACAGTCAGCATAATTTTAAGAGGGAGTGATCCCTCTTAATTTTCATATAAATAAAGGAGGGCCAATAAATGGCTAAACATATTAATTTAACAGATAAATTTGACAATGAAAAACCAACAGTCACAGTCAATGATCATATTTTTACTATCAATGATGAAAAAACAACAATTCTGTTAATGAATCAGATTATGCGCGATAACTCATTAGATAATATTGAGAGAATGGATAAGATGATTGAAACACTGTTAGGAAAAAAACAGGCAAAAGAGCTTAATGATATGAAGCTTAGTTTTAAAAATTATGAAACCGTTGCATTTGCAATTATGGCTGCTATCAATGATGAGGATATCGATGATATAGAAAAACGATTTCAAGAGTGGAAGCAATAACAATGATGACTATTATGACATCATAGATGACTGGCCGCTCATTGAAGCCAGTTTTTTCAAGCAGTATGGCATAAGATTGCGACAGGTTGATGATATGTCGTGGGATGAATTCTGTTCTTATCTTGCAGGAATCATGCCGGACACACCACTGGGGAATATTGTGCAGATCAGAAGTGAAGATGATAAAAATATTATTAAGAATTTCTCATCGGCCCAAAAGCAGATTAGAAGTGAATGGCGCAATAAAATAGCAAAAAGTATGGATAAAAAAGAAGCAGATGATGCTATTAATATGTTTCAAAATATGTTTAAGGAATTAGCAGGAGGTGACGCAGAAGGCAGGTAACAGTGTAGGTGCTATTGGGGTTGATATTGTAATCAACGGCAAAAATTATAAAGGACAGATAAAAAAACTAGGTGATTCAGGTTCCAATATGCTTGAATCATCTTTTAATTCATCTTTTAAAAGAATTGGTAAGATGGCAGTCGCAGCTTTTAGTGTTAAGGCTATTACTGACTTTATGGGATCGTGTCTAAAACTTGGTTCTGATCTAACAGAAGTTCAGAACGTTGTTGATACTGCGTTTCCAAGCATGTCAAATCAGGCTGATGCATTTGCTAAGAGCGCAATGGAATCATTCGGTCTTAGTGAGATTATGGCTAAGAAGTTCATGGGTACTTTTGGAGCAATGTCAAATTCATTTGGATTTACTGAAAAAGAAGCACTTGAAATGTCTGAGACTTTAACAGGCTTAGCGGGTGATGTTGCATCATTCTACAATCTGGATCCAACTGAGGCTTATACAAAAATCAAAAGTGTATTTACAGGTGAAACCGAGACATTAAAAGATTTGGGTGTTGTAATGACACAAGCGGCACTTGATCAGTATGCTTTGGCAAATGGTTATGGCAAGACGACTGCTAAAATGTCTGAGCAGGAAAAAGTAGCTTTACGATATGCGTTCGTTCAGGGTCAGCTGTCTATGGCTACAGGTGACTTCATTAAGACACAGGATAGCTGGGCCAATCAGACTCGAATCATGTCTTTAAGGTTTCAAAGTTTAAAAGCAAGTCTTGGTAAGGGCTTTATTGCAGTATTTAAACCGATTATAAAAGGAATCAACTGGGTGTTAGCAAATCTGCAGTCCTTAGCTGATTCTTTTGCCAATATGATGGAATTCTTAACAGGAAGCTCTGGTGATAGTGGAGGCGGAAATAGCGCAGTACAGGAGGTTGCCAACGATTTAGGAAGTGCTACGGATAATGCCGGGGGATTAAGCGATGGATTAAAGAATGCAGGATCAAGTAGCGAAAAAGCAGCTAAGAAGATTCAAAAAGCCTTCGCCAAGGTCGATACAATTAATAAACTGTCATTTGGAAATGACTCTGATTCCGGTGGATCTGGTTCAGGTGATGGATCAGGAGACGGTTCAGGCGGAAGTGTTGCTGATACAGTAGATTTTCCAGAGGCAACAAAACAAGCCAGTGTGTTTGATGGTATATTAGATGAAATTATTAATGAGTTTAAACGACTTGCCGGGATCTTTACAAATGGTTTTGAAATTGGCTTTGGTGACTCATTTAAAAATATTGAAAGAATTAAAGAATATATTTTGAGTATAGGCGACAGTCTTACACAGATATTCACATCACCTGACGTGGTCAATGCTGCAAAGAACTGGGTAGATACGACAGTACTTGCTTTAGGAAAAATAGTAGGGTCAATTGCAAGTATTGGTGTTACAATCGCTACTTTGTTAGTAGGCAGTGTAGCCACCTATCTTGAAAGAAATGTTGATTTCATAAAAGATACAATAGTTAAATGGTTTGATATAAGCTCGAGAACGAATGAAATATTAGGTAATTTTAGTGTTGTTATTGCTGATATTGCAAGTGTTTTTTCGGGAGCTTCAGCTATAAATATTGGTGCTAATTTAATTGGAATTATTGTAAACGGAGCATTAAATTCAATTACTTTAATCAACCGACTCGGAAGTGATATACTTGATGCTTTAACTTCCCCAATCATAGAAAACAAAGAAAAGATAAAAACAACTATAGAAGGTATGCTTAAACCTATAGAAACAATCACAAGAACTATTGCTGATGGTATAAATGACACTTTTGATAAAATTGGACAAACATATGATACTTATGTTGCACCTGCGTTTGAAAAAATCAAAACAGGGCTTACTGATATCGTTAGTACTATTTTAGATGCATACAATACTTATATTGCTCCAGTAGTCAACGGCATAGCTGAAAGTTTTTCATCGATGTGGGAAGAGCATATCCAGCCGGCAATCAACGGTGTTGTTGAGTTCTTTGGAAAACTCGCAGAACTGATAGGAGTTATTTTTGAAACTGTACTTGCTCCTTTTATAGAATGGCTAATGAGTAATTTAGCTCCAATAGTTGCTGATGTTATTCAAGGTATTTGGAACGGTATAGAAACCTTTGTAACTTTTGTGTCAGACTGTATTAAATCAATAACTGAGTTTTTAAGTGGACTTTGTGATTTTTTAACAGGTGTTTTTACAGGAGACTGGGATAAAGCATGGGAAGGAATCAAAGGAATCTTAAGTGGTGTATGGGATTTGATGGGCAGCATCGTATCTTTTGCTTTAGAAGCTATAGGAATTAATATAGACGAAGTTTTAGCAAGTATAAAAAAAGTATGGGATGATGTCTGGGGCGGTATTTCCAGCTTTGTCGGTGGCATCTGGAACAGCATCAGCACAGTTGTTAGTACTTCAATAAATAATGTTAAAACTGCAATTTCAGGTGTACTTGACAGTATAAAAAAGACATGGGAAAAAATGTGGAACGGTCTAAAAGATTTTGTGAAAAACACATGGAATACAATTATAAGTTTTTTCAGCAAAGGCGGAAAAATATTTGATGGTGTTGTAGGTGCGATTGGTGACATTTTTAAAAGTATCTGTAACGCAATTATTGGTGGTATAAATAAAGTTATTGCAGCACCATTAAAAGTGATTAGTGATGCGTTAAAGACTATTCATAATATCGATTTACCGTTGATTGGAAAGCCGTTTACAATTGTACCAAACGGCTTTAATATTCCTCAGATTCCAAAGCTCGCACAAGGTGGATACGTTAAACCTAATCAGCCGCAGTTGGCTATGATTGGTGATAACAGACATCAGGGGGAAGTTGTGGCTCCTGAAGATAAAATGATTGATATGATTGATACTGCGCTTAAGATGCAAAAGAGTAAAGGAAATACCGAAGGTATGGATACTTTGATCATGCTGATTAGAGAACTTATTGAATTAGTTAAAAATATGGTATTAAAAGTAGATATTGATATTAAAAAATTATCTGTTTTACTTGAGAATGCAAAAAAAGAACGCCAGATGATTGGAGGGTAAAAGATGGCATATAAACCTCTGCTTTATTTAAATGATATGGAGATAAAGAATATAGTTGAATTTGATGATCTAGCCTCTACTCAGGATGGTGAGAATTCTGGGCGAACACCAACGTTGCTAATGAATCGCGACATTCTAGGCAGAATCATGAGCATTACGGTTAAACTGGGGATAACTGATAAGGCAACAGGGCGATCTATTCTTAATATTCTAAAGCAGCCAAATATAAATGTAAGATTTCTTGATAGTGAAAGTGATTCCTATAAGACTGTTGACTGCTATTGTGTTGATCCTAAGAAAACACTATTAACAGGAATGATGGACTATTACGAAACGATGGAATTTGTACTAAATTCGAATGCGAGGTATGACTGATGTATAGTGTAAGCAGTGATTTTAACAAAGCTGTATTAAATAATGCCCGTAGAATTGAGGCACATATTGTATTTAAAGAAAAATCTTACGATATTCAAAAATGTACTGTAGATAATAATATCTACAGTACTGACAATGATGCTTTCATTGGGACGTTTATCGCAAAAAGTGGAACTATAAAAATAAATAAACAGGACTTGTTACAGTTGGAAAACGAGTCCTTTAATTTGTTTTTTGGTATACAGCTTGCCGATGGAACGATTGAAAATGTACCAGTGGGGACTATGAACGTTTATGAAAAGACTTCAGACACTGAATTCAAATTCATGGATAATAAAATGTTCTTTAACAGGAAATTTGATACTGAGACATTAACATACCCATCAACACCATTAAAAGCAGCGTTGGAGGCCTGTAGACAGGCAGGAGTAGAATTAGCTACTCTTGATTTTCTAAACAAGGATATAAACATACCGAGTGAGGTGTTTTTTGGATATGATGCAACATGCGGCGATGTAATCACTGCGGTTGCACAGGCAAGTTGTACATTTGCTACAATTAATCGTGAAAATAAATTGGAGTTTAGATGGTTTAGAAATGTTGATTTTACTATTCCTTTAGATAACCAGTATAAATATCCAACTATTGAAACAGCATATGGTCCAATTAATTCTTTGGTTCTTGCTAGAGAACCTCAAAACGATAATGTCTATATTCAGGACGACGAAAGTATTAAGTCAAACGGATTGACTGAATTAAAATTTTCGGATAATCCATTTTTAGATATTGATCGTTATACATCTAGAAATGCCATATGGAATAGAGTTAATGGATTTAAATATATTCCATTTATTGCCAGTGTTCCTGGGCAGTTTCATTTAGATATTGGTGATGTTATTAAACTTCAAATTGAGGATGGAGCATACATAAATGCTTATATGATGAATCATTCTATGTCTTATGCTGGTGGGATTAAAAGTGAATTCTCTACACCGGCATTAACAAAGAGTCAAATCAATTACAGTGTTGCAAGTACTCTGGAAAGCAAGATACTGCGAACTGAATTGACGGTTGATAAGATTAAGGGTGAGATAAATTCGCGGATTCAAGAAATAACTAATAAGATTGAAAATATCGATACTTCTTTATATAGAGCTAATTTAAACGCATCAGCAACTGTTTTAAATGAACGAAACACATCAATCACATTAACATGTCAGGTGCTTAATGGAACTACTGATATTACTGCTGATCAAGCCGACATACAGTTTCAATGGTATAGAAATGATGAAAAATTTAAGACTGGTAAATTAGTTACATTGTCAAATGATGATATTGATGTAAGTGCAAATTTTAAATGCATCGTTACTGTAGATGGTACGGAATTAGATACTGGAAATATAACCATTACGGATAATAATGATATTGCTAACTTGGGTAATAGTTTTCTTGATGTTACCGGTTCACAGTTAGTACAGATTTTAAATACTGACGGAACTTATAGTCCTAACTGGGAAATTAACAATATTACGATTACTCCAGCAGTTTTAGATGGATTATTAAATGTGGATTTAAGTAATTGTGATATTGTCTTTAAAAAGATAATCAACAGTTCAGAAACTGGACTTACGAATGGTGAGAATGTTAGCAATGGAATATTGAATGTAAGTAAAAATATTATGACCAAGGCTAATCCGGCGGTTACATATGTCTGTTATGTATCGTATAAAAACACAAGTATTAAACTGCTTACGTCATTTAGTTTAAATGTACTGGGTAAGGACGGGGCTGACGGTAGTGATGGAAAAGATGGAGCAGTGGGACCGCAAGGTCCAACTGGGGATGATGGTGTTAGTGTGATTAGTATCACACCTTACTTTGCAGTTAATGCCAGCAGTACGACACCACCTGACAGCGGATGGATAACTGCTCAACCGGTTAGAGCAAATGGGCAGTATCTATGGCGCAAAGATACGACAAAATTTAGTAATAATACTACCTCAACAACAATTCCATTCGTCATTACCGGAGATAAAGGCGATACTGGTCCACAAGGGCTTCAGGGACTTCAGGGTCCACAAGGTAATCAGGGAATTCAAGGACCGGCTGGACCTAAAGGAAATGATGGTTCTAGTGGAAAGACTTCGTATTTTCACATTAAATACAGCAGTGTTGCCAATCCGACAAGCTCTAGTCAAATGACGGAAACTCCGTCGGTTTATATTGGTACTTATGTTGATTACACTGAAACCGACAGTACAGATCCAACAAAATATACATGGGCGAGATTTCAGGGAATTCAGGGAGCTCAGGGGACACAAGGAATACCGGGAACTAATGGTGTAGATGGCAAGACTTCTTATCTCCATATAAAATATTCTAATGATGGCGGGAAGTCGTTTACTGCAAACAGTGGAGAGACAGCAGGTGATTATATTGGACAGTGTGTAGACTTTAATTCTAATGATCCTACAAATGTTGACAGTTATACATGGTCTAAAATCAAAGGTGAACAAGGACCTCAGGGAATTAAGGGGGTTGCTGGAGTGGATGGAGTAAGTTCTTATTTCTATATAAGATACTCTCAAAACGCTAATGGTAACCCGATGACTGACAGTGCTGAGAATGCTGTTTATATTGGTACATGCTCAACAACATCAAATACAGCTCCGAGCTCATATGTTTCATATAAATGGAGCAAGATCAAAGGAGATACTGGAAGCAAAGGAGAACAAGGAATTCAGGGACCGAAGGGAAGCGATGGACAAACTTCGTATCTACATATTAAGTACAGTGATGACGGAAAAACTTTTACCTCAAATAATGGAGAAACACCAGGTAAATATATTGGAACATATGTGGATTTTTCTGAAGCTGACAGTGCAGTTTTTAATAAATACTCATGGGTTAAAATAGAAGGACCACAGGGCGTACAGGGACCTAAAGGAGTAGATGGGAAGCAGTATTATACATGGCTTAAATATGCGGATACACCTACAAGTGGTATGAGTGACAGCCCAACTGGAAAAGCATATATTGGTTTAGCGTATAATAAGACCACTGCAACAGAAAGCAGTAATTATTCAGATTATACATGGTCTTTAATCAAAGGTGAGAAAGGTGATACTGGTATTCAGGGACCAAAGGGTACAGATGGTAAAACAACCTATACATGGGTTAAGTATGCAACAAGTGCCAGTGGTGCTAATATGTCTGATGATCCATCGGGTAAAACATATATAGGTTTAGCTTACAACAAGACAACCCTTACGGAATCAACTTCAGCCAGTGATTATACATGGAGTTTGATTAAAGGTGATAAGGGTGACAAAGGTGACGATGGTACGGTTCATAGTGCTACTGCACCTAGTGATAAAACTAAGTTATGGTTTGATACAACTGATAATCTTCTAAAATACTGGAACGGTACTACATGGGAAGTGACTAATGATTTTGCCGGTGATATCAATGATATGAAGCAGAATATTACCACTGAATATACTTCTGCAATCAACCAGCTTAAAGAATCGCTGACTACACTGGTTGAAAAACTACAGACTACCACTACTGACAATTCAACTTTGATAGAGCAGTTATCATCACAGATTGTTCAAAATTCTAGTTCTATATCACTGGTTACAAACAGTATTAAAAGTATTACCGACAATATAAGTGGTCTGGCTACGAAGGAAGAAATTTCACAGTGGGCTAGATTTCAGAATGGTGTATTAGAACTAGGTGCAAGCAATAGTCCCTTTGCTGTTAAATTATCTAATACGGAATTAGGATTCTATCAAAATGGAAGCAGAATAGCATATCTGTCAAATCAACAGCTTAACATTGAATATGCCATTGTAATGACAAAATTAAATATCGGAACATTCAGCTGGAATTATGATGCTACTGATGGTCTGACATTAACTTAGGAGGTGTGTGAATGGCAACTTTTGGAACAAGTAACAAATATATAAACTACAGTGTCAACAGTCAGGAATTATCGTATGACATAAATTCGAACACCTCTGCGGTACGTATATGGATAGACGGCTGGCGTACCAATACAGGCTATACTACAACTGGCTCTGGGACGGTGTACGCTCGTATAAACGGTGTTGTGTATAGTGCTGGTATCACTAGCTCTCAAAAGATTACATCAACACCGATTCGTTTGGGTACATGGGATGTTACTATTAGTCATGATGCTGACGGTTCAAAAGCTATAAGCGTTACTGGTTGGATAAGTCACAGTCAGTTCAGTTCAAGCGAGCAGGGTTATACACATACTTTAACTACAATTCCAAGAGTGTCAGGAGTACGATGTGATGGTGGAACTTTTGGGAGTGCGTTAACTATTTATTTTGATAGAAAATCAGATAATTTTACTCACCATCTTTATTATAGTCTAAATGGTGGTCCTGAAACTGGTATAGGTGCTGACTACAGCACATCAGCTACGTGGACACCACCACTAAGTTTGTTAAATAGTGTAACAGGTGCGGACAGTACAACAATAATGTTTCGAGCATATACCTTTAATGGTGGAACGAACATAGGAAGCAGTACTTGTACTTGTACTGTTAAAATACCGACGAATATTGTTCCGACTTTTACAAGTATTACTGCAACACCGGTAAATCCATTTGGTTCACTCTATCTGCAAGGAAAATCCAGCATTAAATTAACAATTAACGGGGCATCAGGAGTATATGGAAGTACTATTAAAACTTACAGTATTAGTGGTGGAGATTACAGTTATAGTGGTGATAAAAATACATATACCACCGGTGTGGTTGATAAAAGCGGTGATATAACATTCACTGCAACGATTACTGACAGTCGAGGAAGAACAGCAAGTAAAACGGTTAAAGTCACGGTTACTGCGTATACACTGCCGACATTAACTTTTGAAACATACAGATGCGACAGTTCGGGAACTAAAGATATAATCAAGGGTACTTATATTTATGTTAAGCCTACATTTACTTATTGTGTTATAACTGGAAATGCAATAAAAACTAAAAGTATAAAAATCAACAATACAAGTAAATCAACTGCGTTTAACAGTGGACAAGGATATGTATTTAGTGGTTATGCGTTAAATACTACCCATGAAGTAGAAGTTTCCATTACTGATAATGTTGGAAATACAGTAACTGTAATTCACGATATAGATATTGGTAAAGTTATACTTAATATTCCCCCTCACAAAAACGGTGTCGGCTGGGGACGCTATTGCGATAAAGAAGGTGAATTTCAAATTGAGTATGACTTGAACATATTTGGAAAAATATTAAAAAATGGTGAAGAATTACCAGTATTTACGAAAAATGGAAATTATTCAGTCCCTCCAGCCCCTATTGAGAAAAAGGACATTTATTTTAAATATAGTACAGAAGAACAGTTTACGGGCGAATACTGGATAGATGGCAAAAAGATATATCAAAAATCTTACAATTTAGGTACTATTAATGCTTTTAAAAAAATAGAAAATATTGCAAATTTTGATAGAAATATAAGATATGAATTTTCAATGCGAGCTAACGATAAAATAAGCGGTGTAAATGGTATAGCAAACACTGACTTATTTGTCACTACAGGTGGAGATGTTTACATCAACACTAATGGAAACACTAGATACGATGTAGTGTTGACATTATGGTACACGAAAAATTAAAGATGAAAGGACGGCATGAAATTATGATTAAAACACATGAATTAGACGTTACGGCAAGTAAATTTAGTGAACTTTTGGAATCAAATTACAAAATTATAAAACAAAATGATTACGAGCAGAATGATTATATTTTATTTAGAGAAATCGAAACTGTCGAAGAAGAAGTTAGTTATACTTCGAAATCACAGTTAACGCAGATTAAACAGATTATTAATGATGAAGGTATCAAGGAAGGCTATGTATTAGCTGTACTTAATAAAATTTAAACTGAAGGTGAGGAAAATGAAAAAAATGAATGTTTTAAATAATATGAATTACATGGACACATACAATGCGATTACTGGAGCGGTAGTCGCTTTTTTAAGCTTTATTTTTGGAGAACACTGGATTTTATTTGCTTTGTTCTTATTATTTAATGTTATTGATTGGATTACTGGCTGTATGAAATCGAAATTGGCCAATAAAACCAATTCGCAAAAAGGATGGCTAGGTGTCTTAAAGAAATTAGGCTATTGGATTATGATTCTTGTGGCTTTTGCTGCATCTGTTTTATTTATAGAGATTGGCACTACACTAGGAATTGATCTTGGCATTACAACATTAATCGGATGGTTTGTATTAGGGTCATTAGCTGTTAATGAGATTAGATCAATCATAGAAAATCTTGTAGAAGCAGGTTATAACGTACCATCCATTTTAACAAGAGGTTTAGAAGTGGCGGATAAATTAATTAATAAAGAAAGTGGGGATAATTAACATGGAATTAAATGAAACTATCGAAATGATGAATAGTAACGATTATAAAGAGAGATTTAGAGGTGAGTATTTTCAAGCAAAAATCCGTTATGATAAATTAGATGCAATGACTGTTAAATATGAAGCTGGAACTTTAAACTTTAGACCTAGTTGTTCTTTAGAACTTTTAAAAGAGCAAAAAGGGTATATGGGTAATTATATTAGATGCTTAAAAATTCGTGCAGAAATCGAAGGAATTGATTTAAAGGAGGATAAATAATATGGCAGTATTAACAGCATCACAATTAGTGGATAAAGTAAAAGCAGTAGCAAATACAGCTACTGCTTATAAATTAGGAACTTTCGGAAATAAAACATCTGGTGGTAAAAGACAGTGGGATTGCTCTGGTTTGTTAAAAGGAATCTTATGGGGCTATCCTGATAATGGTAAATATTTAAAGAATGGTGTATTGGATCAGAATGCTGATACTATTATTAGTAAGTGTAGCGGAGTGTCTACGGATTTTAGCAATATTGTTCCAGGTGAAATCGTCTGGATGAAAGGTCATATGGGTATTTATATTGGTAATGGCAAAGTAGTTGAAGCTACTCCTAAATGGGATAATGGTGTTCAAGTTTCAACTTGTGCTAATGTTTCAAGTGGATCTAAATCTAGAAAATGGACTAAACATGGCAAAAGTCCCTATATTGATTATGGCACTACTGTATCAACCCCTGCACCAGAACCTTCTCAACCTGTCGATGACTGGTTAAATAGATTAAATGCAGAAATTGCTAGACAAGGATTCTCTAGTTATCCAACTGTAAAAAAAGGTGCGAAGGGTGGTATTACTAGACTAATTCAAGAACGATTAAACAGTGTGGGATTTAATTTGGTTGTTGATGGGGACTTTGGCAAAAAGACTAAAGAAGCTATTATCGTGTTTCAAAGAAATCGTGGTCTTGTTCAAGATGGTGTAGTAGGATCTAATACATGGGACTGGTTATTAAAAGGAACTAAAATGTAAAGATTATGGAAAAGGTATACTTAAAAATAAATGCTGAAGATATTCAGGGGAACTGTTTAAACACAAGGATAGAGTATACCCTTTTGTATATGGGGCTATCTCATAGTATTATTAATAATGGGTATCGCGATATACACGTAAACAATAAATATATAAAATTCAAGCCTAGGTCACACACATTGATCTAGGCTTTTTTGTATAAAGAAAAACACAGTGACATGGGAATGAACACTGTGTTTTTAGCATAATTTTGGAATGCGTACTATGCTTAATAAAAGTATATAATAATAAGTAATTATTTTCAATAAACTTTATATAAAAAGAGCACAAGCCCAAAACGGGAGAGGTGAACTTGTACTCTTTGTATACTTTCGAATATTGTTAATGGGAGA